GTTTCACCACCTTGCTCTTGCCGGGGCTGCGCCGCCCCTTGGTGCCGAACTCCACCAGGTGGGAGTGGTACGCCCGGTTCGGCCCCTTCTGGACAGAACCGCCGAAGGCCGATTCAGCCATTCGCTGGCTGCCGACACCGGTCGGCCTACGGAAGCCGATCACCACCACCGACACGGGCGTGTTCGTTTTGTTGTTGGTGTACTTCTTCGTGCGATCGGTCACGCTCGCCAGCAGGTTGCCGGTTACCTGGCCGATGCTTCGCACCTGTGCCAGCAGGGCATCCTTGCCTGGCTTCGACGCCTTCTTTAAGGCACGGGCTTGGTAGCGGTTGCTGATGTCCTTATCGAGCTTCTTTAGTTCGGCAATCACGTCATCCAGCGGCGCAAGGGAAAACAAAGACTTTGCAGCCTTGCCACGGCCAAGGGCCAACTTGATCAGCGGCTCGCCGTTGAACATCGCCATTAGGGAATCTGCTCCTGGCAAATCGCTTCGTGTTCGCTGCGGTTGCCGTGCTCAAGCAGGCTCACGATGTCGAGCGTGCGGGATCGCCAAGAGAACCGCATTTGCTGCGTCAGTCCCGGCAGGTAACGCAGCCGCACCTTGTGGCTGATCGTGGTTTCCTGCTGCCCGGCCGCCAAGGCTTCGCGGGCGCTCACGCCTTCAACGCTGGCCCACACGGCAGACGAGTCCGCCCACGCCAGCACCGTTTCGCCCAAAGCGTTGGTGGCACCGCTGGCGGCCTGTATCGTGACCCGCTCGCGGAGCTTCCCTGCGTCAATCATCGGTAGGAGCCCCACCGCTGCGAGTCTAGGAGCGATTCGACTGCAAATTCCAGTTGCTTGCTAATGCTGCCAACGAGCACCGTGGAGCGGTTGTCGTACCAGTAGGCCACGAGCATCAGCATGGCGTGCCGGATCGCCGCAGGCACATCGCTGCCGCTGGCCCCGTAACCGCCCCACCAGGTCACGCTGATCGCGTTATCGTCTTGCAGGTGCGGCGGCCACGTCTGCCCGTACAGCGTCTTCACGCTGCCAGGCGTGGCATTGCGGTCTACCCGGTAGCTGCCCGTGCCGTAGGTGGCCGTCGTGCCATTCTCATAGGTAAACGTCAGAGCCACCGCTGTGGCTGTGCCAGCCGCTGCCATCGGCGGGCGGGGTAGTTCGATGTCCATGGTGCCGTCAGGCGGGAACTTGTCGAACCGCATGACCCACTGGGTGTGCACCAGCGTCCGGTCTAGGTACTGTTCGCACCACTCGCGGGCTGCCGTGATGAGCGACGAAACGTAGGCATCGTCGGTGGCCGTGTCGATCCGGCAATGTGCCTTCGCTTCGGCAAGCGTCACAGGCTCGACCACGGGGGCAGTCGCTCTAGCAAGGCTGCGGTACATCATTTCCTGCGTCTCCGCTTAGGCGTGGCGTCGGCCGTTTCAGTGGCAGGATCAAGTGCCGCAGTCTCTAGCAAATCCTGCTGCTGCTCGATTGCAGCGAACCGCTTGGCGACCAACTCCGCCGCCAGACCGCCGGGGATCTCTACCACCTGGCCGGTGCGGTAGGAACGGAAAGGCCGCAGTATTCGTAGTTTGGTCATTGGGGCACGCTCCATGCAGTGTCGGGCTTCTTGCTGGTGTTTGTGAAATCCGTAGTCCATTGGAAAACAGGCGTGCCAAGGTTCTGGCCGGGCCACGTCACCACGTATTCGCCGTGGCCCAAAACCACGCGGGGCGTGACGTAGACGCGGTTCCCGCTCTCGCGCCAGTTGCGCCAGAAGTGGATGTCGGGATCGACGCGGCCTTCGTTCCAAGAACCGTCAGGGCCTGGCGTTGAAAGGAACCAAGGTTTCTTCGCACGCTTCAGGGCCGCCGTAGAGATCACGGTAAGGCCGAAGTGTGCCGTGTCCACTTCCTGCACAGGCTCGGCAAACCACGACGCAGGCAGGCTTGTCTTGCCGTCTTCCGGTGGATTGTCCAGCGTGCCCTTCAATGTCAGCATCGGGCGGCCATCTTCCCGCTTCGTTTGCAGCCCAGTGATGGCATCGCATTGGAACGTCATCGCCATGGCGAACAGGTGTTCCACGTCTTCCTTGGTGAAGAACGTGTCGTAGTCGATGGTCAGCAGGTACTCGCATTTGTCGATGAACTGTTCCATGACGCGGGTGTTCACCTGGTCCCAGAACGCACCAGTGCCCATCGTGGGGCGAATCCCCAGCGGCATGAGTGCCTGTGCCCACGCGAAGTGATTGGCCGTAAACGAGAGCCTGGGCATCGAGAGCACGGCTTCCACCCTGATGTCGGCTTCTGTGCCACCTACCTTGACGAGCATGGGCAACCCTTAAAAAGAGAGCGGGCCGCCCCGAGTTGGAGCGGCCCGCCTAGTTTGCACATCACGTCAAGCCGTCAGGCTTACGCACCCACCAGGCCGATCATCGGGCCTGCCACGGTGTCAGTGCCAAGGTTTGCGTGCGTGATCGCCACGCGGGCCACGGCGCGAATCACCGTCTGGTCGCTCAGGAAGTTCACCTGGTCGCTCGAAGCGATCTCGATGCCCTGCCGCACGCCGTAGTAGGAGCTGTTGGCCATGTTGCCGTACAGCGCCATGATCGCACCCGTCGAGTCCGCACCGCTCGGGAGCCGGTCGGTGAGAACCACCGGGCTGCCAAGGAAGGTCAGGCCCATGCCCTGCGAGAGTCCGACCGAACCGCCCTGGGCGAGATCGAGCGACTGCATGCAGGACGCAAAGAAGAACGGGCTGCAGAACCACTTGGCACCCTGACGCGAGTGCTGCGGAACCTTAGCCATCATCGCCAGCAGGTTCGCCTTCGTCACCTCGTCGGGCGTGTCACCGGCAGCCGTCACCAGCGAGGCGGCGTAGGTGGCAGCAGACGCAGCCAGAAGACCACCCGTGTAGGTGCTTACGAGCCCGGCAACCGCTGGGGCGTTGCTGGGGTTGCCGCTCCACGCAGCGTCTTCCACAGCGTTGCTAAGAGTCAAAGCCAGTTCAGCCGCGATCCAGTCGGCAATCGACACGATCGAGTCCTGCAGCAGTTCCGAAGCAATCGTCACCGCACCCGTGACCTTCTTCGCAGTCAGCGTCACCTGGTTGCTGGTGGGATCGCTGGCCGTGATGGCCACGTTCTCGGCGATCCAGTAAGCAGTGGCACCGGCAGTCCGACGCGGGAACAGCAGCACGTCGCTCGGCATCTGCACGTTCTGTGCGTTCTGAGCGAATGCGGAATACTGGTCAACAAGCCGAATGACGGTCGAAGACAGAACATCGGGCACGAAGGCCGCACCCGTGGTGCTGCCGGTCGAACCCTGAGCACGAGCCTCGATGCCGTGATCCTGGCACCACCGCTTCGCCTCGGCGTCACCGGACTTGCTCTTGAACCACATGCCCACCGAGTAGGCATCCTTGGCGTTCTCAAACGCACGCAGGCGGCCAGAGAAAGGAACCGCCTCGATGCGATCAGCCTTCCGCTCTTCGGTCACTTCGGGTGCCGGGCTGCAACGCTCGACAACCGAACGCAGGTTCTTGGCTGAGTCGGCGATCGTCTTTTCGAAGTCGATCTTCTTCGACAGGTCGCCAGCACGCTTGTTAAGCGTTTCCAGTTCGAGGTCGCGCTCCGCGATCTTGTCTTCGTCGCCTTCGATGGCACGAACTGCGTCGATCCGGTTGGCAAGCAAAACCGCTTCGTCCTGAAGCTTCTTGAGATTGTCCATGTTCGGTGAGACTCCTGCGGCGGTATTGCCGTAGGGTTCACAATGCCGCTAGCCGGTGGCTCTCTTGCAGAACCGCACTTCGGAAAGTGTTGTTTTCACAAAAGCCACCGCACGCGCCCCGCATCGTGGGCACCGTAAATACCGCTGCCGTTCATCACCGCAGGGGCGGCTGGATCGGCACCGAAGTTTTTCGCCGCAGGTGCAGCGGGCATCAGACATTTCGCAGCCTCAGAGTCCATGCTGCAGCGGCATCACGCACCAGCGAACGCTTCGCAATCTCCGCAACCACCTCGGGGGCGGCAGGCGTTTCCTGCGTTGCCAGCCAGGCTTCGTAGGACCGCAGGGCCACAGATGCAGACGTGGAAGGGTAGGCCGGGTT